AAATTTGACGCAACCTTGGAAAGCGAATTTTTTGAACCTTTTATTATTTGATTCAATACTTTGTATTGATAGAAGTATAAATCGTTTCCTTTTTGATATGGTATATTATTAAAATAACCTTTTGCTAAAGCGAAGGTATCAAATACCTCTTTCTTTGTCAAGATGTCGGGACAATCTCTTCCGAGCTTATTGTAGATACATTTAATTAAATAAATATCGAATCCAAGTATGTTGTGACCGATAATGCCGTCGCACCAATTCAAATGCTCTGACAAAACCTTGAGCGCGTCTATTGGTTTTACTCCTTCTTTTTCCATTCTTTCTTTAGAGTAAGAATGAGCCATTGCTTCTGCGCCCTTTGAGAACTTGAAGTCATCTCCCCAGTTAATCAATATATCTTTGCCTTCTTCGACAATTTCGCCGCCAACAGTTTTAATTAAAGCCATCTGCCACGGAAGGTTGAATCTAAAATTTAGACACAGATTCGCTGTTTCAAAATCTATAAAAAGCAATTTGATTTTTTTATCAAACCTGATAAGGTGTTCTTCCATATTATTTTTCGTTTTTTTCTAAAAAGGATTCTAGGCAGAACTGATCGCTACATAGATGATCGAGGTTTGGTTTTTGCAAAGTAGATTTTTTACCAATGCATCTCATCGTGAGATAAGCTAAAAAATCGTCTTTCATTTCATAATAGATGGACTGCATTTGTATTCTTTCACAAGTAGGATACCCTTTGTCTAAATGTTCAAACAGAGCTTTTTTATAAATCCCGTCGAAGGGAATTGAATTGTTTTCCCAAAAGAAAACGGGACAACTCCAAAAGCCTGGAGGAAGGCAGTTATACATTTTTAAATGATTATTGAATAAAAAGCTATCATAAAATGGAACGCCAATATCCAGCGAATCATGCCAAAGCTCTTTAAGAGTTTTAAAGTCTAACCTTGGAATATAATAAAACCCATCGGACGATGCTTTAGAAAAAATCTTGCTCAAGGCTTCGTATCCATCTGATTTAGTTAGAAAAATAATATACTTTGCCTCTGTTTTTATAGAGGCTTCGCTTTTGTCTTCCATATCAGCGCAAAAGGTAAGCCTCAATCCAAATTTTAGATCGACACCTAAATCTTTAGAATTATAATAAGCTTCTAAAAAACCGCTCATGTTATCATCTATAAGAAACGAATTTTCTATTTCGTTTTCCTTGATCAATGAAAAAATAGATTTTGCTCCAATCTTAGCGCTTTCCTTTTCCAGCGTAAGAATGCTTTTATTTAAAGAATAGTGAGACTTGAAGGCTGGAATAATCATGGTTGATTATTATGTATATATTTTTTTTTATTAAAAATCAAGAAATTGCTTGCTCTTAAAAGCGGGACATCCTTCATATGTTTCTGTATGAACTTGCCAGTCTTCGTTTCTTGATGCTGAGGATTGCGCGTCCTCAAGCTTGAGATGAGAAGATACCTCCGATTCTTTTCCGGTCTTTGTTTTGTCTTTTACTTTGTAAAAAGTAATAGCATTCTTATAGGGACACACCCACTTCCCCCTTCCGCATAGCCATGATTTATCTTTATCATTGATTGCTAGGTTGTCTTTAGCAGAATCTTGATTGATGTTCTCAAGAATCTCGGTGATGTATTCTAAATAGTGCTCTAACCCGTCTAATTCTTTTTCAGAAAATTCATTATGCTGATATGGATCTTCTGGAAATCTCATGAAGAAGAAGCTAGCTTTATAATTCTTATAATTTTTCCATATTTTTCTAGCAACAAGCGAATATATCATTGCTTGGATATTTGCTTCTTCGTCTTCGCCTTTGAATTTTTTTGAGGAGCTTTTATAATCTAGGATTTTTAGCGTCCCGCCTTCGTCCTCTTCTGATAGTCTATCTATGAATCCTCTAACTGCGTATTTCGGTTTTTCATTTACAAGATCGAATTCGTATTCTGAATGAATTATTTTCTGACCAGCCGCGCTTAAAAACTCAAACTTTAAAGTGGTGTGAATCATTTCACAGACGCTTTCCCAGTTTGTTTTTACGCCATACTTTACTTTGGTCGGCTTTACTTCTTCTGTTTTATTTAATTTTTCTTTTCTAAATTGCCTTTCAAGAAATCTTTTAACGGCTGGTACTTTTTCAGCGCTTCCAGAAAGCCAAATTTTGTTTATGTAATGCTCGTGTTTAGGTTTCGCTATTAATTCAAATAAATTATGAACAACTGTGCCTCTTGAAGCTCCGCTGTTTCCAGCTTGTGGAATTTTTAAAACATAAGAAGCATAGTACTGCCAAGAGCAAGACGCATAGGTTTTTATTTTTGACGCGCTAAGATAAAGCGGTTTTTTGTTTAATTGTTGTTCTTCCATTCGATTATTTGTTCCTGCGTCATTGCTCCAAAATCGTTAAACTTTGGTAGCTTTATTTTAATTTGCTCTTTAGAGAAGAAAGTTTCTAATTGTTTTTTGAAATTTTTTGCTGCAACATTTCCCGCTCCATAAGTTTTTCCATCTGATAGGTCATTATTAAAAGCTATAATAATTGAAGCCGGATCTAATTTTACCAAAGAGTAACATATATGTTCTAAAGAGTTTAAGCCAAAACAAATAATAAAATTTTTAATACCAGCTTGCCACAAACTTAAGCCATCACCAATGCTTTCAATTACAATGCACTCTTTTTCTTTTTCAATATGCTCTCTAGTAAGAAAGAGAGGATAGTTCCAGTCGCTTCTTTTTCCAATATGCTTCCATTTTATTTCGTTGTTTTGAAACACTGACCGACCAGAAAATCCTCTGATTCTTTTATCTTCATCAAAAATTGGAAAAACATATCTACCAGCCATTTTTCCGGTGAAGCATAGTCCTCCGCCAAATTCATCAAGCGTTTTATTATCTATACCTCTTGAATTCCAGTACTTATAATTTTGTGAAAGTTTTGTTAAGAGCTGCGGGTCAAAGAATTTAATATAGTCCAAGTTGATTTCTTCTTTTAAAGATTGACAGATTTCGCTGGTTGATCCATTTACTCCTGCTTTTTTAAGCCAGCTTTTAGCTGAAAATGAAGATATCCCTAATGTTTTTTCTATAAGTTGCTCAATCGTTCCTGATTCGTTTCTTGCAAAGTCTATCCATCTACCGTCATTTTTATTTATTTTTAAAGCGGTATCATTATCAGAGTCTCTATAAAGAGGCTTAGATCTCCATTCTCTTCCTCTATCGTTGAGCTTATATCCTAACTGCTCAAGAATTATTTTTACATCTTCTTGTTTATAGCAAGTCGTCATCATTTCCAGAGTCTACCGTTTTACCATTCTTATCAAAGATTTGAAACTTTAAACCGCCCTTCTTGACAAGGGAATCCAGGCTTCCCTTTTCTTCTACATTAAAGTTTCTTACGTCAAAAGAAATATAGTTGCTGACAAACCTCTTTTCGCCATCTACCGACCTCTCGACTAAATCGACGTGTCCAGCTGCTTCCTTGCCTTGAAAGCGGCTTGCGGTAGTCACAAGTTTATGAGTCCCCCAATCTTCGCCGTCCTCAGCTATTTCGTCTATTGTCTTCCGACGAAAAATCCCAACATAAGACGCGAACCATTGAAGTCGATCAGAAAGAGCAATAGCGGAAGAGTCGTCAGAGAAACTACCGGCTTTTTTGTTTTGGCTTTCGCCGCTGCGATTCATTTGGGTAGAAGTAAGAACGACACAATTCAGCTCTTCTCCTAATTTTTTTAATTTGTCTGTTTTGTCTCCAATTACCTGATACTCTTTCCATGATTCGGAAACTCCTTCTCCCGTCATTTTCAAGTAATCGTATGTAATAATTGCCTTTTCTCCTCTTCCGACTTTCGAATAGTACCATCTGCGAGCGATTGAAAGAATTTCGCTAGTTGTTTTATTGCCTACTTTAAGATGGTGAAATTTAAAATTTTTAATCTTAACCCAGGTTTCTCTTATTTTCTGAGTCATTTCTGGATTTTTTCTCCAGTTTCCGGTATCGATATACCAAAACGGAATTCCAGATATAGAAGCGATAAGCCTTTTCTGAACGTCTAACGTTTCCATCTCTGTATCAAGATACAGACAAGATACTTGTCCGTTATAGATCTCGTTACATATTTTATAATTCAAATCGCATAGCATCGTTGTTTTTCCGGACTTAGGTCGGGCAACAAACGCATATAAATTTTTTGGTCGAAGTCCTCCGTAGAGTCTATTGAAGTCTTTGAATGGGGTAAGAAATCCAGAGTCATCAACTGGATTATTACCAATGTCTTCAATTTGAAATTGAGCATCTTCGAAAATATTAACAGGCTCTTCGAAGAGATCATAAGCACTAATTTTTTCATTGTAGATTGCGTCGGCAGCTGAGATGATTTGATCAGCTGACATCTCTTCTTTAGACACCATTTTGGCTTTTAGCTTTTCAGCAGTCTCGGATATTTCGCGCCTAATGGAAATAGTTTTTAGCTTTCTAGCTGATTCTATAAAAGCTTTTTCTGAAAGGCTCATTAAGCCAAGGCTTTGAAGATATTCATATACGTTTACGGAGTTTTTAAACGTAATTCCTAGATTTTTAATTTTTTCACTAATTAAGACATTGTCTATATCTTCATTTTGCGCGATATTAGACTTAATGACAGAAAATATTATAGAGTGAACGTCATGATAGAAGTCTTTTTCATTTATAAAACTGTCAATCTCATAAAAGCTTTTTGGGTATTTAAGACATCCCGAAATAACGTGTTTTTCTACAGGGAGCGAGTAGATCATTGTCTATTATTGATAGCTGTTTTTTTAGAGCTTGTCAAATTTATTGATCACTTTCCTCATCTCCATCTTCTGATGCGTATAGGTTGTATATATCCTGCTTAAATTTTTCTTTTCTAACTTCTCTTTCGGCTCGAAGCCAGTCTAACGCAAAAGACTTTACCTGTGATTCTTGCCCTATCCCGTCGAAGCTTTCGTAAATAGAGGGTCTATTTTCTGCATCTAAGATAAACATTATATATCCGCCGCCGCTCATTTCCTCAATTTGCGACAATATTGACTCCGGAAGCTCAAAGTTGTGATTGTAATTATCTTTCATAAAGTGACTGAAAACTTTTCTTCTATTTCTTTTTTATTTAAATTAAATGTTTCATGATCGTAAATTTCGATTAGCTTTATATCATTTATTTCAAGCCACTTTATCTTTTGAAAGTCTCTCTTGACAGACTTTATAAAACCAATTCTATTTTTATGAAAAAACTTATTAAACTCTTCGTGTTGCCTGCCTGAAACCTCGACGGCAATTTTTTTTGTAAAATTAATAAAATCCACTCTAAGTCTACTGCTTGGGATAATAAACTCCTCAAAGACGCTATCTTGTTCCCAAAATTCTTTTAAGAAAAGCTTTGTTCTGTATTGGGCGTCGCTTGCTCTTTTAATG